GTCAACGCTAATCCGCCCGGCATGGACAAACTAGAGTAGATTGCAGGAATGTCCATCATGGCCATGAGCGCGTAGAAAACCCCCCGCCGGCCGAAGCCAACGGGGGGCAGGGGGAGACGATGGGCGGTGACGAGCCGCCACATCTCCCGCGCGGGATTCTCTACGTGCCGTCGCGTGCCTTAACGATCTTGCGAGCCTTGTCCAGTGCCTCATCAAGTGCTTGTTGCTTGCCACGGACATCAAGGACGTGGAACCGCTGTGTGCCCTGGATGCCGCCAACGTCGATGCCGCCCGTGATGGTCCAGTTGTCGTTCCAGCGGGCGATTGTCAGGTCGTAGCACAGGAACTCAAGCTCCTGCTGCGTCTTCGCCCACTCGGGCGTGATCTTAATCGTTTCCTGCGGGAGGGACATCGTCTTTGGCCTTCCGATTCTTCTGGGCTTCCTTGACGAGGACGTCCAGGACCTTGAGGGCTGCGTCCATCTTGACCTCGACGCCGTCGCTGACGATGTCGTGGACCTTCTCCTGCTCGCGCTTGACGAAGGCGCGGCCAAGTCCGTACATGATGGGGCCGACCACGGCGATGATGCCGAGGACCGCCTTGACCCACGGCTGCTCGCCGACGAGCGCGAGCCCGCCGGCGACGCCTGTGGCTATGAGGGTCAACCAGAACTCTGTCGTCTTGGCCCCGCTCTTCAGTTTCGGTGTCTCCATTTTCCTGCCTGTTGCTTTCTCCGCCATCCAGGCGGTCACATCGGCGACGTATTGCATCGCCGCTATCTGGTCCGTCTTCCACATCACCTTGAGCCACGCGAAGCATAGGGCCGCGTTAAAGCCCCACCAGTAGGCCAGCCGCGCCGGCGAGTACCTTCACGATCTCCACGACAATATCCTTCTGCATCTGGATCGCCTTGGCGTTCTCGCTGGCAAGTTGCCGGCCTTCCTCGTTGCCTCGCTCCCACTCGGCCAACAGGGCGTCCTCATCCATGCCGCTGACGAGCTGCTTGTAGGCGGCGTCGTGTTCGTCGCTGTCGACCAGGGCTCGCCATTCGAGGTATTCCTCGTAGAGCATGTCGAGCAGCAGAGGGCCGTACTTCATGATGAGCGGGCGGAGGAACTCGGGCACGAGGCCCAGGAGATCCTCAAGGGTGTAGACGTCACCGAGCTTCATTCCGGGTTGTATCGTGGTCTCTTCCACAGCATCCATCTCCTTCGGCCCATGCCGAGCATGTAGAACGCGCCCCAGGCGGTCCTTACTTCGGTTCGGCCAAAGGGTCTTCGCCGTCGTCCATCTGCTGGATGATGGTCAAGGTGTCACGCATGTAGCCCATGATCTTCGTCTTGCCGTCCTCGGACAGAGTACCGGCCTCGGCACGCTGCACCGACTCGTTGGCGACGATAATGCGGGCGTTCAGCCACGACCGCGCCTTTGGGCTCATCTCAACGCCGCTACATCCGCACAGCACCGCGCACCACAGCACGGCCACCACTGCCACAACCGTCAATACGTGGGGTTTCCATTTGCTTCGCATGTTCGTCTCCCTTAGCTCTTGCAAAATATCCACTTGACTACTCGACCGATAGCTAACAACGCAGCTAACGGCCACGCGACCGATTTATCCCGAACAGCACACGGGAGTTTCTCTTCCGCTTCCTTCTCCGCTTGTTTCGCGGTTTCCAGTGCAGTGAGTCTGTTGCCCTGTTTGTCCAGCCGCTCGAAGATTCGTATGTGATCGTCGCGGCCTTCTTTGGCTTCGCGAAGGATGGCGCTCTGCGTGCCGTTGATCTCGCCAATGGCGCCAGCGAGTTGAGCCCGCCACGCTACCGTATCACCTGGATCGCTCGACTTAGCCATTGACCAGTCTCCTCTTGAAACAGTCAACCTTCCACGGATCGCCACAAGTGGCACCGTCAACGCCGCACGTAGTAGCTTCGCCACACTTAGCACAGGTGGCGGACGGGCACTTGTCCGGCCTGCCGAACTTCCCGACGAACCCCCATGGGTTCCCGAACGGGCAGGCGAAGTCGAGTCCTGATACGTTGAATGAACGAGCCAAGGATGCACGCCAAGCCCTACCACCATCCAAGTCCCTGCACGTCTGACAATGGTGGCCTGTGCAGATTCTACTAAGGCACTTCATGGAGTCACCGTCGCCGTACCGTTCTCAGCGAAGTCGCCAGACGCCCACGCCCCGCAAGTGGTCGTGTTCGATACAACGATAGTCTCTGCACACACGTCGTCTTCTGCCCCTACGGTATTCGTCCCTGAGAACAACTGATATGTCGAGCCGTCTTCTACGAACTTTACAGTGATGCCTACAGATACCGTCGTTGCATTCGTGTAAATGGCGATGATGTCTATGTAGTCAACATTCCAAGTCGTGTCGAGCGACCCGCAGGCCCCGTCGTCGTGACGCTCGATGGTAAGCTCTCCCTCATCGAACTCGATCCGCTTGGCGAACTTGCATGGAAAACCACCGTCCTGCGACAATCCGTGCGTGGCGTTCACCGGTGGGTCAGACGTCCACTTCCAGGAGAGCTCGCCCGGCGTGTCAACGTGGCAGCCGCAGAACGTAACACTTGATACGACAAGATCAATCGACGCCGGCGTGTCGCCGTCACAATACTGGCAAGGCGACCCTACACAACAGCACGCATCGTCCATCGCAACGTTGCCGTCCACAATGAGAACCTTGCCGTCATCGAGATGGACCTTGCCGTCAACCATTAGGGACAGATCGTTGTGCCCTGTATCTCATCGTAACACACGAGCAACTTGAGCGTTGACCCGTCGTATCCTGCCAGGCCGTACGTGCCAGCCGCCGCTTTCGTGTATGTCGTGTTGGCGAACCTTGCACGCTCGGGGCTCATCGTTGTGCCAATCGTGGTTCCGGCGCCTACGTCCTTGACGGTGTAGGTCCATGTGCAGTTTGCGGCCGCCCCGCCGGACACGCCTCCGTCTTCTGTGACAGTCACGAGGAACGGCGATGTCTGTTGAGTTACGTCAATCAGCGTATCAACGGTTCCGTCGTTCTGGACTTGCTCCCACCATAGCACTAACTGGTTGGCGTCTGCGTGCCCGTGCTTGCGGCTTAGGTAGTCTCGTGCCGTAAGTTCAGAGCCGAGGTCTTCCCAGGAGTTGCCGTCCCACTCTTGCTTATGCAGCGTGTACGTCCCGTCGCCAGCGTTCGTGACGATCTCGCCAACTCCGAACGCGCGCCAACGCCTTTGTTTGCCAACCCGGCGCCGTATCTCAGGCCAGTTCAATCCCGGAGCATGTCGCATCCCAATGATGCCAGGCCCCGGCCGCCATTCCTGATTGGCCTCTGCCACCAACAGATTGACGGTGCGCAGCCAATCGCGCGGCCCTGTTTTCAATCTCGGTATCATGCTACGATGAGGCTTCCTGGAACCAGCACGTTACGATGAGGCCCTCCCCCTGCGTGCCAGTGCTGCCACTCACAGCGACTTGCACGAGCACGGTATCGCCATCGTCGAATGCCGACGTTGTGATAGTGCCAGGGCGAACCGTGTAGTCAGCCGTCGCGTTCGGATACGTTATCACACTGGTCATCACCGTAGCAGCCGCCGCCGCCGCGTCCGCCTTCTGGATGTCAACAGTGAAAGTCAAGTCGCCGCCGCTAGGGGCATCCGTACACGACACCTCGACAGCAACAAGCGTCGCTCCGCCAGAGGCGTTGACGATGTGAATGGGTACGCCGTCGCCCGAGGTAGCCGCTACCGTCGTACCATCAGGCACCTTATACGACACAGGGAACTGGTGGACTACCTTCGTCGCGGCTATAGCAGCGGCAGCATTGACCATCGCGTTCGTGATCGTGCCTGCTGGCAATGAAGCCGTACCAGAGAAGATAACAGCACCTGGGAAGTGATAGTCGTTGTAGAGGACTGATTGCTTTGCCATGTTATGTCACCTTCAAGTTAAGCTCGTTGAAGTCTGCTTCGGAGTAGATCTGCGCACCCTTGTGAGCTAGTCCGCCCTGGTTTGCGTGGTCGATGTCGATTGGGATTTGCCCGTCCGGCAGTTGGTAGGTGATCTCGGGATCCCATCCCTTAATCAGAAGTCCGCCGATGAGCCGTTCTTTGGCCTTCTGAAAATCGTACGCCACATCATACGTTGAGCCGTTGTCGGTGCTGACGCCAAGGATCGCCATGCACATCCATGTCCTAGCGGAATCATCTTCTCGCACAAGCCAGCCGGCTTCGTTGACCTTGCCCGTGAAAAAGTCGGACTTGTCACTTGGGTCGCTCAGTTCCTTGCGTGTGAATCCTATCCGCGAATCAGTCATCAGCTTCGGGACGATGATGCCCTGTGGGTGTTGGAAGGTCGATGTCTTGTCGTCGAACTGGTCGTCATAGTAGTTGTTGACGTTCCTGTACTTCAGTTCAAGCACGGCCCCGAGGTAGTCATTCGTCGTCTCGCCCATTACTACCTGCGAGCCGACGCTGATCTGTGCTGCCTCCGCGCTGTCGGGCTGGCCGGATTCCGTACTCTGCCCCTCGAACGACAGGGCAAGCTGAGTCTTCCACTTGCCCGATTCCTTCTCGTCCTGGATCGGTAGCATCGTCGGAGAGATACGCTTACAGAACAACCGCGTCGCCTGCCAGTGTGTTTCCCCTTCGCCTTCTACGTTCTCATCGGCCATCGCCTCTATGTTGCCAGCGACGCCGCCCTGAGAGAGCCCGTGGATATTGTAGCGGGTACTCAGCCGGTCGATGCCATTGGCACGCTCTAGGCTGAAGCCTTCCCGAAGATCCTTGACAACGGTAATCGCCATTAGCCGCCACCTTGCCACAGTGCCAGGAGCCCTTGTGTCGCCGTAGCTGTTTTCGCCGCTTCCTTCTCAACCTTCTCAGTCGCCTTGACTTCCGGGCTCTTGTGAGTTGCCATGGCAAGGGCGCCGATGTCAACGCCACGGCCGATGACTTGACCGAAGCCTGCGGCGCCTGTGGCTTGTTGCTCCTCTTGACCGAGCCACATTCGCATCTGTGCGACGTGTGCTGTGCGCCCGATGCTGTCCTTTATCTCGGTGCCGATCTTCTTCCCCATGTTGCCGAATAGCGAGCCGATGTCAGAGATGCCGCCCATTAGCTTCCCGCCAGCAGATTGCGCATCCCGCTCCGCCTTCGTGTTCGTGAACTGAGACGACGTAATGGTGATCTTGGGTTGGAAGTCTTGGCGCTTAGGTTTGTTTTTCCCTTCACGGCCGGCGATTAACTGATCGCGGAACTTGGCGAATAGGTCGCCCCTCGCTGCCATCCTTGATGCCCTACTAGCCATTCCGTCAATGCGCTCGCGGTTCTCCTTATTGAACGCATCGCGCTGCTCCTTGTTCATCTTCTTGTATGCGTCTATGTCGAATGCCTTCGCCATGTCGGCAACCGTGTCGGCCTCCGCTATATCTTGCATCGCGCTCGGCAGTTCTGTGAACAACAGCTTCATGGCCTCGAATGCTTTGTATACCAACCACGCCGCGTCGGCGATCCCCTCGATAACAGACATCATGTCCTTGAGCGCATCCCCGCTAGATACCCACTGATTAAACGCATCCGCTACTTCCTTGACCTTTGGCATGAGCTTTTCGCCTATGCCCTCAAGCAACACGTTGACAGACTCGCGCGCCTTGTTGATCGCTTGATCGGTCGTGCCAGCCATCTTGTCGAATGCTTCACCGGCTGCACCGGCCGAGCCGCGCATGTTGGCCATTTCCTTATGCAGCGTCTTGATGTTCCCCGACAACAACGCGACGCCTACGGCTGCGCGTTTGCTAATTCCGGCCCCCATAATGTCCATCAAAGACTTGCCACGGAAGCGATTGACAAGCGTCAGAAGGTTTGTCCCCATCTGCGCCGCCTTCGCCATCGCGGCCGCTATCGCTGTCATAGCCCGTTCGGGCTTCTCGACCTTGACTACCGTTGCGATGGCAGCCATCATATCGTCAAGGCTCAGGCCGGCCGTCTTTGCTAGCGGAGCTAGTTTGCCGATGTTCTCAGCTAACTCCGCGTACGTTACCTTCCCGTCTCGCACCACCTGGAACATCAAGTCAGAAACGCGCGTCGCCTGCTTTGCGTCCAACCCGTAGGCGTTTATAACAGTGGTCAACCCGTCAACCGCTGTCGCCGTATCAGTCGCCCCGCCAATCGCAGCCTTCGTGGCAACCGTCAGAACGTCCAAGCCATCCGCAGCAGCGATGCCAGCGGATAGGATGTCATACAATCCCTTCGATAGCGTTTCCTTCGTCTGTCCGAACTCCATGGACAGGGCCTTGATGTCCGCCGCGAACTTCGCAACTTGCGGGCCGACATTGCCGGACAGCATCGTCGACACTTCCGCCATCTGCTTCTCGAACGCGATGGCTCCACGAAGGCCCTTCGCCACTCCGATAGCAGCCATCGCCGCGCCAGCGAACGCCACTCTCTTTGCGAACCGCTTGACGGTATTCCCGGCGCGCTTCATCTTGCGATTGAAGACGCTGGACTTGACGCCAAGCCGTGTCAGAAGTGTTTTGACGATAGCCATTAGTTAAAGCTCTCGGCGTACCTCTTGGCTGCGTCTCGCGACGCTTCCCAGTTGTCCGGGCGTTCCATCTTCAGTGCCAGCCGTTCGCGAACTACGGACGGCGGAAGGAAGTCGTCTATACTGAAGGCGCTTCCCTTCCCCTTGTTGGCGTTGGCGTACATCACGAGCTGAAGCGCACGACCCATATTGTCATACTCAGCACTGCGCGGGGCACGCCGCCAGATAGCCTTGAGTTCAACAAGTTCCGTATGTTTGATGCCTGCAAGCAACTCACTGCGAGTGCGACCCAGGGCAAGGGCAATTTCCCATTCTAGCCATCGCTCGGGGTCGCGTCGGAGTTTCCCGCTGCATCCTTAACGGCGTCCTTGACCATGCCGTTGAACTTCAGCACGGTATCGGCGATGCGCTCAATGGCTTGGAACTCCTTTGTGACAAGCCACTCAATGTCATCATCCGTGAAGATACGGGAGCCGTCTTTCTTGGCTGCACCACGAATGACAATTTCCACGAGGTTCTTGATATTGTCCTTATCGTCGCCCGCGAAAAACTCCTGCATCTCTTGCACCTCATCGGCGCCCATCCTGCGTACAAAGATAGACACGCCCCACTCTGGTACTTCCAGCGGGTCCGTGTCTCGATTCGACCGGGCACGAATGAAGGCGCGAGGGTCGGGCGGAGTCTCCAGTGCGTCCGGTACTTCCACCTCGTCAACGGCGCCCTCTTGGCACGCCTTGCAGACGAAGCCTCTGCCCAGCATGTCAACATGCTTGCCGGGCGGTTCGTCGTCAAAGATACGCGAGCAGTCTACGCATGTCTGGTCTGCCATGATTCGTCTCCCTTGCAATGGCGGTTAGCTGGTAGCGTACGTCGGAACGCCGCTCAGCTTGATTCGGTACGGGATGGTCACTACATCGTTGTAAGGCGTCTCGACGCCGAGGTCCGACAGGTGCCCACGCGAAGCCAGGCTCGACGTGCCAGGCCATGTGATCTTGTATGTGCCCGTCGTGCGGATGGTCTGCTGGCGAGTGCTGAACTCGGATTTCTTGTAGACCGCATCGCCGCTCATCTCGCCCGGCTCAGTCATGCCAGGCTCGTACTCTTTGTACGCGCCGTCGCTGCCCTGATGGCTGACTTCTATGTCATCGGTAGCGGCGGTAGGCCCGCTGATATTGCGGACTTGAACCCATGAAGTCAGGGTGGTGAGAGTGCCGAGCCCAGTAGAGAGCACGGCCCCAACGCCTACAATTCCGTCACTGTGTGCCATGATAGGCTCCTAAGTAGTCTCTGGCCAAACGTCCACATCGAACTCTTGACCCTTGAAACGTAACTGGTTGCTTGTCGGTGATAGGTTGATAACGTCGCGCATGATGCTAGTGGGCACCATCATCTGAATAGCGGTGCTGGCCTTCGTCCCTGAGTAATGGTCAACGGCGTTGAAGCACGCCTGAGCCAATGTCTCGCACGCCAGCTCTGTAATCGCCCATGCGCGGATTGTGAATTGATGCCTGCCGAACTGCCCGCCTGTTGTGGTCTGCGTCTCGACAGGTTCGCCGCCGGTGCGAGTATAGGTCACTGCGGGCTGATCGCCCTCGAATAGAAACTGAGGGCGCACGGTCGTCGTGATCGCCTTGACTGTGGCGTCGTCTACCAGCACCGCTCGCAATGCGCCTTGAATGCTCACTTCTTAGCCCACTCCCCGCGAACCACTTTCCAGAGGCCAGCGTGTTGTTTCCTGAATGCGGCGGCGGCTTTGGCTTCGGCGGCCTTCTTCATAAAGTTATCACCTTCATGGTGCTTGCCGTCACGCCCCACGAATCCATAGATAACAGCAGCCGGGTAGAAGTACACCTTCTTCTGCGTTGCGCTATCCCCACCGCTCGCATCACTGCCAACGTCAGCGGTGCCACGCAGCTTTGCCACAGCCGACTTCTTAAACGTGACGTGATGGAATATCTGTCCAGACTTGCGTTTGCCCGCGCGAACAGTCAATGAATCTCGCATCAAGCCTGACGCGACAGGGGCGCGGCGTTTCGTCTCAGGTAGGATCGTAGTCTTGATAGCGTCCTTGTTGACTTGCCGCATTGCTTTTTTTGTAGGGGCACGGGCAAGACGCATCAAGGCGCGTTCAAGTTCCTGCGCTCCCTCTAGTTTCGCTGTGAACATCAGTCCTTAACCTCCATACACGCCAGCACCTGATACCGTTCTACCTCTTGCATGTCGTGGATGCCTACGATCTCGAAGATCCTAGCTTGCGAACTCTGAGTAATCCGGTCGTCGGTAGTCAGTCCGCTGAAGAAGCGGATCGTGATAACGTGCGTGGCCTCCGGCGTTATGAAGTCGCCCTCGACTTTCATCGTGCCCGGCGACTGCTCGATAGCAGCCCACCAGTCCGTTGACGTGAACCCGGCGCCAGACCACGCCTTGATCTCTTCGCCTAGCGCGTTCGTAGACTCAGCGGGCGATTCGATCTGCACCCAATGGCGCATCTTGCCGATGCGATGTCCTGTCGGGCGTCCTGGCATCATCTAACCTCTAACGGCTTCCCGTGGTCCTCGAACTCACCTAACGTCTGGTACACGCTACCGAACGTCCTAGTCGGCCACAGGATACGCTCGACCCTATGCCCTAGCCGAACGCGGTTGGCCTGGTATAGTGTGTTACCAGCCTTCCGCCACTTCAGCCAGAAGTTCACGTCCGCGTCTATCCTGCCCTTGTCAGCGTCGTATGAGCCATCGGTGGCAGTCAAGCACTCAAACCACGGCCGCGACATGTGAAGCAGCCGTTGCGGGCGAATGATGGTCAGCCCGAAGTGCGCGGTGTCAACCTGCGTCAACTGCTGATCGAATGTCCAGAGCGGCACGTCGTCAAGGCATTCGCCGTTCTCATCCCTCATCGAAACGAGCTGCGCCCCGAACTCCCGATGCAACTGCACCGCGTTCAACGCATGGACTTCCGGGTGAGCCTGCATGATAGCCAGCATGTACCGCAAGTCTTGCGGGAGGAATACGCTGTCGCCGTCTATCGTGACGACTAGATCGGCCTGCTGTGCGAGGCACTTATCGAAGCCGGTCTCCATGCCCTGATGCCAGAACGCGGTGTGCCATCGTGCTAGGTTGATACCCGCTTCGTGACACGCTTGCTCTGCGTAGGCGTAGGCGTCCACGAACCCTATGCGGGCACAGGACATCATCGCGATGACATTGCATCGCGGCTGCTCGACCGGCTCGCCCTTCGTCCCTTGAAGGTTCAAGGACACGGGCAAAGCGGAACAATCGTCCGCGTCGGATTCCCACGGCTCGATGCTAGTGAACCCGGCCGCCTGTAGTTCCTGCCTCAACTGTTCGCTTGTGAACGCCGACTTGTGGTAATCGTGCTTGCTGACTTGCCCGCCAAGGACGTAGGCTTCGAGCAATCGCGACGAGCCCTTGCCCTCTGCCTGCTGTTGGCAGACCCAATCGAAGTTGGGAACCGCTACCTTGAGAACGCCGCCGAGCTTGAGAACCCGCGCCCATTCCGCTAGGACATACGGAACGTGGCTGCGTTGGTAGTGCTCAAGAATGTGAGAGGCGCGAATCTCATCGACCGTCCCGTCCTCATACATCGACAGCGGGAAGGCGTCGCGGCCGTCGCGGGCGTCGTGTTCCACATAGCCATCGAGTACAACGTCGCCCGGCCCCAGGTTAAGCCTCAGCATCGGGCACCGGAATGACCTTCGCGTTCTGCTTGTGCTTCTTGCACTCAGCGTCGGCGTCGGCCTTGACGTCGTAAACCCACGCCAGCTTGATGTCCGCATTCCACCACGAGTCCATAGGGTTCTCGATGGGGCGTTTCGTGTGCGGACTGGGGCAGAGATAGCAGTGCTGATCTGGCGTCAACATCTCAGCCTGAATGATCCAGCCCTTGGGTTCGTTCTTGGCTTTCGGTTCCATGTCGTCTCCCTAAATCTTCGGCACGGCCGACGCACTCAATAGGGCGTCAACGGCCATAGGTAGTTCACTTGTAATCGTGCCGACCACTACGGCTTCGCGGTTCTCATACCAGTGTGCAATCAGCAACAACATCGCGGCCCGGATCGTGTCGTACAGTTGAACGTCTTGCGGACGCATGATGAACTGCTGTCCGGTGCCATCGCCCGTGATATCGATGGCAGTCCCGCCGGACGTGGCCGCGAACTTGCAGGTGTTCGTGCTGCTGTCGAGCAGGTGATAGTCGGTGTTACGTGCCAGGCCCGTAGGGACTGCCGCTGACGCCCCGCCAGAGACCGTCAGACGCACGATGTCCGCATCGGTAGGGTTCCGACCGCTCCAGGTCGTGAGGTCCGTAGCATTGGCCGCTGCGTAGGGCGTGAGGATACCAGCCTTGTACGTGATGACCACGGCCTTGGGCTTGGCGTACGCGGACGGCCATGTCTGATCGGGCTTGAGGTAGACCCTGCCAACAAGGCTGTCCGTATCCACTTGGTAGACCGTGGTGGCTACCGTCTGCGTTGCGTTGTCTGAATCAGAGTAGCTGATCGAATCGACCTCGATCAACGGTGGTTTCGGCAATTCGATCTGATCGGCAGGAAAGCAATCGAGGTACAGCTTGAACGTAGCGACAACGATCTGTCGCCCTGTGACGTTCTCGGCAATCTGCCGTGCAGCCGCAAGCTGGCCGGTCAGAAGCGGATCGTCCGCAGTCGCCGTCATCTTCGTCTGTGCCTTCGCCTCGTTGAGACTGATAGGCTCTGCGTAGGGAGCGGTTGATTGCGTGAGGATCATCTTAGCCAACCCTCCCAAGGATGCCGCCGACTTGGCCGCGACGTAGGACAACGGCGCCGACAGTGAAAACCCAATTGGAATGATTCCCGCCACCGTCGATGGCCTTGCCCACCACGTTGATGACACGGCCGGGGTCGCCGCAGTTCGTGATCGTCGGCGTACCGTCGCCTGTGACCGTGACGCCTGCCGAGCTTGAGAACGTGATGCCTGTACCTTCCCACGTCTTACCACTCGTGATCGTGACAGCAGCGTCGCCCAAGTCACAGGCGTTGTTCGTGGCCGTGCCGCTGTTCTCACTGATGCTGCCAATCTCAACGGCATACGATCCGTCGCCAAGATCTATCCTGCCGCCTCGATTCGTGCCATCGCTCAACAGCACGTCGCCGAGGTTACAGCCCGTCACGCCAATGACCAATTCTCCCTGAGTACCCGAACTACTGCCACTGACTGTCAGATCAGTCAGGGCCAACACGCCGCTCTGTGTGACCTTCCGATTGCTGCCCTTGAGCTGCCAGCGTGCCGTCATGTTGATGGCGCCACTGTTCGTCCTGTCCGCATCAAGAGTTGAGATTATCGGTGCCGTCGTTACGTCGCCACCAACAGTCAGGAAGTCATTTCCCGTTACGGTCTGGATTAC